GCACGTTCACGTGAGAATTTATGGAGAGCAGCACTTCGTGCAAAGTATGTCATTGTAAATCCAGAGACACTTATTAACGACCAGCACTTGTTTAACTCTTTACGGTTTGAAGCAATGGTTATTGACGAAGCAACAATTATTAAATCTCCTCGTGCAAAACGTACACGTATGATTAAAAAACTTGCAAAGAAATGTCAGTATCGTTTTGCTTTGACGGGTCAACCTATTGAAAATAAACCAGAAGAATTGTTTTCAATTATGGAGTTCGTTGATGCCAACGTATTAGGCAAGTTTGATTCCTTTGACAGGACATTTATTGTTCGTGATAAGTTTGGCAAACCAATGAGGTACAGGAACTTAAACCTGCTTACTAAGTCATTAGAGCGCTCAATGGTGCGTAAAAATAGGAAAGACATTGAAGACCAACTTCCTAAAGTAATCTCAACTGTGATTCCAGTAGAGTTTGATACAAAGGGAGCAAACGCCTACAAGCAGATTGCTAATGACCTTTTGTTGCAGATTCAGAAAGCACTTAAGACACATGGTAAGGGCTTTGATTTGTGGAGCCATTACAACGGTAATGCTGCTGCCAACGAAGCACAGGGTCAAATTATGTCAAGGCTTACTATCTTGCGTATGCTTTGTGACAACCCAGCGTTAGTGACTAAATCAGCCCATGAGTACGTAACTTCAGGAAATGACACAGGCAGTAAGTACGCCAAAGAAGTAGTAGATATGCAATGGGTTACAGAGCCATATGAAACCCCTAAATTAGATGCAGTCGTAGAATATATCTCTAATATATTAGAAGAAGATGCTAACAATAAAGTTGTTTTGTTTTCATTCTTTAAAAAGAATCTTGATTTAATTGCAGAGCGCACAAAAGACCTAACAAAGTGCGTATTGTTTACAGGAGACATGAATTCAGCAGAGAAAGACAAATCCAAACAAACGTTCACTAGTGACCCTAAGACACGCTTGTTTTTATCCTCAGACGCTGGAGGCTATGGTGTTGACCTTCCTCAAGCAAATTACCTTATCTCGTACGATTTACCTTGGTCTGCTGGTAAGTTAGACCAACGGGAAGCAAGAATCATTAGGTTGTCTTCAGTACACCCTCATGTTACTATTGCATCCTTCGTTATGAAAGGTAGCATTGAAGAACGTCAGTATGAAATGCTTCAACAAAAACGAGCAATCAATGAAGCGTTCATTGATAAAGGTTACGATACACAAGGTAAGTTTGAACTAACGCTTAGTTCATTAACAGAATTTTTACAACACTCGGAGGTGTGAAATGTCAGAACAAAACGACGTTGATGAAAACTACATTGCTAGGTTAGCAACAGAGTTTAAAGACCAAAAGAAACTGCTTGCTACACTTGAAGCACGTGTAGAAAAAATGAAAAAAGAACTAAGCGGATACGTTGAAGAATTTGGTACGCCAGACGACAGTGGTCACTTGTGGTTGACTGTTGCTGGAGTAGAACTTAAGCGTGAACGCCGTGTCTCTAAATCTTTTGATACAGGTAGCGCTGAGAATTGGGCAAAAGAAAATGATTTGTGGGACGAAGTAAAAGAAGTTGTGGAACGCTTGAGTGAAGATAAACTTGTAGCGTTAGCATGGAAGAATAAAGAGATTGCTCCTACAGTGCAGTCTTTCTATGTTGAGAAAGAAACATGGGCGTTTAAAGCGTAATGGCTAAAGACGTTCTTGATTACTTTAAAGATTTGCAGGACTATCCTGGTGGGCGCAAACCCAAGAATCGGGAAAGTACTGTAAAAGCAAAAGCCGAAGATAGGTACAACGGAGCAAAAGCAAAGAAGTACGTTATCGGCGGTCAAGAAATGTACATGTTTACTATTGGTGAGTTAGCAAAAGCCATTGGTAAGCGTCCATCTACTTTGCGTGTTTGGGAGCATAATGGATGGTTGCCTAAAGCAAAGTACCGAACACCCAAACCTAAAAAACAACAAATTCCAGAAAAATCCTCTAAGGGTAGGAGGCTTTACAGCGTAGAGCAGGTAGAGTTTCTACTGGAAGCAATGGAGCGTTTTAATATCCATGAAGTAAATCATGGAGATTGGGACGGTTTCCGAAAACACATCAAAGCCAATTGGCCCCAATAAACACGAAAGAACAAACATATGCCACGTAACTATGACATTGAAGAAACACAGTTAGAAAAGAATGAGGAAGTAGATACACCGCCACCAGCAGAAAGTACGTCACGTAAACTGCTCCGTGGAGGTTGGTCTCAAGTGGACGCACTCAAGAGTGCCGATTCACAATTTGCACAACGCCTCAAGGTAAGCGAAGAAGTGCAAGTTATCAAGTTCTTGGGAGATGAACCATTTGCCGCATGGCACCAGCACTGGGTTGAGCGTGAAGGACAGAAGTCTTTCATCTGCATCCGTGAGTTGGAAGACCGTGGTTGCCCAATCTGCGAAACAGGTAATCGTCCATCACAGCGTATTGCTTTTAACGTAGTTCTTCTTACACCTAACGACAAGCCAGTGAACCGCTCATTTGAGGTTGGTCCACGTGTAGTTGACCAACTGCGTAACTTGAACAAAGCACCACAAACTGGTCCTTTGTCCAAGCACTATTGGGCAGTATCTCGTTCAGGTAAGGGAGCAACTACCTCTTACAACCTGCAAGTAATCCGTGAACGTGACCTTGCAGATGAGTGGGCAATCGCTCCAATCGCTGAAGCAGAGTATTCAGCACTGAATGACGCAAAGTATGACAGTTCAATTATGAAGGTTCCAACCTACGTTGAACTGTTGTCCATCGCTTCAGAAGACTTAGGAAAGTAGTCGGTGGGGGGCGTAATGCCCCCCATCGTTACAACTGTAGAACAACTTGATGAGATTGTTCAGTATGTAACTGATGCTGGGGCGTTTGCTTATGACGTGGAAACTAAGACGGTTTTGGAACGTCATCCTGACATGCTCAAACATTTGGAATCTGATTTTGAAGCGCATATCAAAACGCTAAAGAATAAGAGTCCTGAAATTATTGAACGTGCTCATCAAAACTTTGAGCAGAAGTACAAGGACGCTATTGCAGTCAATCCTTTACGCAATGAAGTGTTTTGGATTGGTATTGCCACCTTTGGCAAATCATGGGCTATCCCTATGGGTCACACAGTTGGACACTTACTTGAAAAAGAAGAAGTAGGCGATGGTAGCACCGTGCCACCTCCTGGCTATCGCAAACTTCTTAAGAGTGGTGAAGAATCTATGGCTAAGGCTCGTTACATCAAGCCAGCAGTATATGCAGAACCTCCACAACAGTTATCACGTGCCGTTGTCTTAGAGCGCCTACGTCCAATATTCTTTAGCGACTTAATTAAGGTTGGGCACAACATTAAGTTTGATGCCCGTTCAATTTCTAAATACTATAATGTAGTCACACCTGGGCCATATGTAGACACAATGTTGTTACAACATATCGTCAATGAAAACCTTATGAGTTACTCACTTGAGAACCTTATTGAGAATAACTATAAGCAACACAAGGCTTATAAAAAAGGTGGGAAATTAGGAAAGACAGTTAGCGATAAAACCATTGATGAAGCAGCCTTGTACGTTCATCGTGACGCTCGCTGGACATGGTTGTTGTATACACGGTTACTACATAAAGTAAATGCCCATGCGGACTTGCGACAAGCCTTGCAATTAGATTGCTCGGTGCTTGAGGTTCTTATGCACATGGAAAACGAAGGGATTCCAGTTGATGCAGGAAACTTGACTAACTTGAGCAAGGATTTGGATAATGAATTGCAAGGTGTATTAGAAAGTATTTCTAAATACGCACCAGTAGGGTTCAATCCTGACTCCAATAAGCATAAGCAAACCTTTTTGTTCTCCAAGAAATCAGAGGGCGGTCTTGGATTAAAGCCCACTAAGAAAACAAATAAGGGTGCTCCATCGGTTGATGAGGAGTCGTTAAAGAGTATTGCTCATAAGCATGAGGTTGTTGAGCAATTGCTTAAGTGGCAAGAACTTAAGAAGTTGAAATCAACATATGTTGACGGGCTGTTGCCCAAACTGTACAAAGATAGGTTGCACCCGTCATTTCACTTACATCGCACAGCAACAGGACGTTTGTCATCATCTGACCCAAACTTGCAGAACATTCCACGTGATTCAAGTATTCGTGGATTGTTTGTTGCCCCCAAAGGTGGAACATTGTTGGTCGCTGACTATGACCAGATTGAATTGCGGGTTATGGCTATGTTTAGTCAGGACAAACGGTTGTTGCACACCTTTGCTAATAACGAGGACATTCACACCGCTACTGCCTCTGCCGTATTTAAGAAAAAGCCTGAAGAAGTTACTTCTGAAGAACGTCAGATTGGAAAAGGTGTTAACTTCCTTACCGCATACGGCGGTGGTTCTATGAAGTTGGCTCGTGTTACAGGTATTACAAAAGAACACGCAGAAGACATTTTAAGTAGTTATTATAAGAGTTTTTCTGAATTGACCGCATGGAAGCAAGACGTTGTTTCTAAGGGAAGGCGTGATGGTTACGTATCTACCCTCTACGGACGACGTAGGAGGCTCTCAGACCTCTCCTCGCAGGATTCAGGGCTTAGGTCAAGGGCTGAACGCCAAGCAGTAAATGCCGTTGTACAAGGGACAGCCGCAGACCTTTGCAAAAAGGCTATGGTGGATGTTTACAAAGTTATTAAAGATACAAGCGTTAAACTACTGGTGCAGGTTCATGACGAATTGGTGGCTTCGGTAAACAAGGAAGAAATTAATCAAATCCTCAATCCGTTTGTTTTGGCTATGGGAGATGGTACGGTACTTGAGCATGTTCCTATTAAAGTTTCCTACGAGTTTGCAAACAGTTGGGCAGAAGCAAAGTAATGGCTGATTACAACGAAGTTCTAGATAAAAGGTTATTTTATCTAATGCTGTCTATAGCGCAAGGTCAAGAGTTTGCCCAAGATATGGGGTTCTCTAACCCTTCAGACGATGTGCTTCAAGCAGAGTTGTTTGATATAGCCAGCCGTTGGGCTTTGTTTGTTAATCAAGGTATCTTACAGAACGTAGGTGAATCCGCAGAATGGATTTTAGATTTATTAGAAAATCAAGAA